ATTTGCATCTTGCAGACGACGAACGCGGTAATACTTCAACTGAGACGGACCGTTGTCCGTGTTCGGGACCGGCCACAAGGTAACAGTTGGGTTCAGCAGCCTGTCAAACCAATACACAGTCGGGAAACCCTGCTGCGTTTTGTTTGGATAGCTTGCATATTCCGTGCGGCTAACCGGCAGAATAATACGGTCAATGTTCGTACCGCTGTTCTGGTCCACCATATAGGCGTCCAAAATCATCACGGTGTTAGCATCAACCGAGTATGTTGCCACGCCAGTGGTCAGGTTCGTCGTAACAAGATCGACAGCCCAAAGGTTAACGCCTTGGTTCGACCAGCGAGCAAGCATCATGTTAGTCGCCATGCGGGCGGCTTCCATGTGTTCTTGAAGCACAGCGGTATTGCGTACACCAATCAGGTTATACGCATACAGCGTAAGCTCGCCCAAACCTGGGTTGAACGTGTATGTTCCGCTGGTCGCCATGCGGCACTCCTATCAGGCAGGACCAGCCTGAACGATCTTGGCAGTAACCGATCCAGTGCTAGCGCTGACATTCACGCAGACGGCGCGGCATGGAATCGTGATTGCACCTGCAATCGCAGCAGAACCAGAGGTAAACCCAGGAGCAACATACCAGTTAGCCGTAGCAGGGCTATACCCGGCAGCGTTGGGGTCATCCAACGAATACTCAACCGTGAATGTCGCAGTTGCGCTGATTGAGACAGCAACACCAACATTAAACGGAGTCTGGAAGTCATCAACAACGCAGATCGCGCTGCGGCCAGTTCCAGATTTTGTGATGTCCTTGTACTGCATTTCACTTCCCCTTGCTGCGGGCTACCGCTGCATTATCGACTAGGTTTGGATAAGGCCGTCCTGCGGCTCTTGCCCGTGCCTTTGCCGATTGGATGTCCTTGCGGCTCAGATGCTTCACTTTAGCATCCTTCGGAGCCTTTTTCTCCCAAAAAGGTTTGTCTACCATGTTAGCAGTCCCACTTCCTAAGAGCCTTGTTGATGCGGCTGTCGGGGTCTGCGGCTTTAGCCGATCCAGTCAGCTTGCGCTTCATGCCGGTCATGCGGGCACAAAAGCTGTCCTTGCGAGAACCACCTTCCGGCTGCGGACGCTTGATGTCATGCCCAGCAGCACGAAGGCTTGCTCGACCTTTCTCATTCAAACCGCCAGACGGGGATTTGCCTTCTGATCTTTGCCATGCAGGTGAACGTGCCATACTACCCTCCTAGTAAAAGCGGGGGCATGAAGCCCCCGCCCTGATAGCCTAAAGGAGCTAGGGAGGGGACCCCTATTAATTGAGGCTACCAGACACGTTGCGACCGGGAGCCGGAGTTCCCTTAGCCGCAGAGGACAGCGGGCTCATGTTGGAGCCGGCGCGGCCACCAGACTTACGAGCCGGACGGCCCATGTTAGCCTTGGCCTTCTTGCCTTCCATCTTGCCCATGGTCTTGCCGCCGCGCTTACGCTCTTCGGCTTCGTCCTGAACATTCGACTGATAGGTATAACGGAGGTTCTTCTGGCTCTTGTCCTGAGCCATCTGGTTGACACCACCGCTTGCACGCTTGCTACGACCTTTCATGTGAGCCTCCTATAGCTCTAAAATTACGGAGTCAGGTTACGGGCCTGAATGTAGGTGACAGTGATGACACCCACGCCAGCGCCAGTATTGGTTGAAGTGACAGCAATCTTGCGATCCGTGGTGCCAACGTCATTCCAGTTACCAGCGCGAGTTGCGTCAGTACCCGGAGTAGCCGACAACGGGCCAACAGCCGCGCCATCCAGTGCAGCAGCCGCCGTCAAGAACGTGGCAGATGCAGTCGTGCCAACACCAAAGGTGGTAGCAGCGCCGTCCCAAACAGTCGTCACCATCACAGAGATGGAGAGAATTTGGCTATTGGCGGGGATGACAATGGAAGTAGCACCGCTAGCCTGAGTGACCGCAGAAGACTGCGCCATCACAACAAAGCCGACATTGGTGATGTCCTGACCAAGCGTAGAGCCGCTAGTGTTCAGGATGTTACCAGCCTTAATTGGGCCGGTAAAAGTAGTCGTACCCATAGGGTCCTCCTGCACTTACGTCCACGTTGTCTGTGCAAAGTCCGCTTGGCCGGTCAACGTGAACTATACACCAAGATGAAAAAGGGTGGGAGCGAACCCCCACCCTCTTACGATTACGATGGGATCGAACCGTAGATCGAACGCCAGTTGTAGTAGCCAAAGCTGTAACGCTCGTAGCCCTTAACCAACAGGTTGTCCGTAACAAAATCGACCTGCATATCTGTTTCGAACTTCACGCGCTCCATGTAGGAGAGACCGTCGATGTTCGTAAGCAGGAACCATGCAGTGGCAGAGGTCAAGAAGTCGTTGACCATGTAGGACTCAGGCAGACCGCCCGAGGTCATCATGATCGCGTTGACGTCATTGTCTGCCGTGCCAGGACGCAGTTCAGTCTTCGTCAGACGAATTGCAGTCGGCTCAAGCTGCGGAGGCACAATGAGCTTGCGCGCACGTGCGAACACCTTGAGGCCAGCCTGATCCTTGAAGTTAGTACGGACAGCAATCATGCTGTTGAGCAGCGTGGACTCGTTGAGTTCGCTGGTCGCATAGTTGCTGACAGTGCTACCATCAATCGGATGGTTGGAAGCCACAAGCGCAACGCCGTCACCGCCGACTGCACCATTGTAGGTGGTCGAAGTGTTCAGCACGTTAGCGCCGTAGATTTCCTTCGTCTGCTGGAAGGACTCAATAAGGCCAAGGTTCGACGGAGCGAACTGGGTCTTATAGAGGTTGTCATCAATCGCCTTGCGGGTGATGGCATAACCGAGAGCAATTTCAGTATGCTCCTGGTTGTACACATAACGCTCGCCAGCGTTGTTGTCGAAAGCAGTCTGACCGCCTTCAGTCTTAAGCTGCGCGAGACCGAGGAAACGCATTTCAGCAGTGCGTTCCAGAGCCATGCGCGACTCATGCTTGGTGAAGATTTTGTCGTACTGAGATGGGATCATCTCGTACTTGCCTTCAACCCCACGGAGACCGGGGAGGAGAAGGTCTTTGATGGCAGAAAGATTAACAGCCATTGGTCCTTACTCCTCTTAGATGCCGGTCTGGTTCTTGGTCGTTACGTTATTGAACGCAACGATCACGCGGTTATACGCACCAGCTTCCGTGCCAGCAGAACCCGGAGGCTCCGTGACAAGGCCAACGATACGGAATGGGAACGTTGTAGTGACAGCCGCGTTAGCGATGTCAACAAACGCGCCGGAAAGACCGTTTGATGCGTTACCAGTGCCAATGTCGTAAGGGACATTGAGGTTGATGGACGACTGCGTAGCGCCAGTCGAGCCAGTCTGAACCACAAACTTTGCATTCGGGTCGTTGATGACATAGCCTTCAACCGTCTGGCTGGAAGCAACATCCGAACCGGGCCAGTAGTTCGACCACACGGTGCGCTTCTGCGACACCGAAAGGTACTTACAACCGACGAAAATGCCAGCGATGCCAGCGGCGGCAGTCGTGCCATCGCCACGGACCACAAGACCATTCGCATCGGGTTCTACGGGATCGCCATAGTAAATGGCGGAAGCATTGTAGGCGATGGTGACGGGGACCTGTTCATAGGTCGGAGCCGAACCAGTGCCGCTGTATTGAGAAAAACCGAAAGGCGCATTGGTATTCGCCATGACGGTGCCTCCTTTGCAGGAAGTCCCATCACTGCACGCCGGGGCAGCTAAGAGACAGGGAAGTAAGAGCCCTTCACGCCGGGGAAGGGAAAACCACTTTGGGTCTTAAAAACTAAATTACGCTTTTAAACCTAAAATGTAAAGAGGGCGGAATTACCCGCCCCCTTTTGCTGTTTTTATTCCTTTGGAACCGGAATGGGTTCGTAGCCCTTGCTGATTTTTGGCTTAACTTGAGCATGATCACGGTGCCCCAGACCACCTTCCGGCGGTCCATTAAGCTGTTCTTCCTTAAATTTCACCTGACTGCGAGCCCTCTGCAACTGCATGGCGCGGGCTTCTTCAACAATCACAGTCGGACGCTGCATAAGGACCATGCCCTTACGCTCAATAGTGGGATGATTGCCCTGAAGAGGCATTTCTTCAGGATGGCGCGCTGTTGGGACCTCTTCCCAGCCCTGACGATAGAGTTCCGTCATGTGAGCATGGTTAATCTGACCCAACACAGCCTTTGTTTTCCATTCATAGGTCCAACCGGGAGGCGCGGGTGGCAGTTTGAACTCATCGACACCATCATCTTGAACCTGATTAGAACGGATTTCGGCAGCACGGCGGGCTGCGGCAACGCGCGGGTCTTCTTCACGCATATTTGGCCTCATATCGGGGCGTTGGATTTCCTCAACGGCCATTTCTGCCTCAGATGCCACCTTTGGAACAGCCGCGCCAAGAGCAGAAGGCTGACGGGGCGGGCGACCACGGCGTTTTGCGGTGTTAGGTGCTGTATTTTCCATGATTTTCTCCTTAGTTCAGGCGATTTTGGTCGCGCATTTTGTTGCGATAATACTCTTGAGGCGTCACGCCGCTAATTTTTGCGGCTTCCATCTCAGCTTTTGTCAATTGAATCGTACCCGGACGGGGTGCCCCACCAACAGGCGACCGAGAAACGGGTGCCGCAGGCGGTGACTGACGCGTTTTCGTCACCTTTGCAGCCTCTGCCATGGCAGACGTATCCTGATACTCGTTGCGAGGTGCCTTATTGATACCAAGACGGTCCTCCACAAATCGGAAATACTCATCCGATTCAGGAATGATGCCCATGTCAATTGCGTCCTCATGGGCACGACCCATGATACGAATGGCTTTCCCGTCAGGAATCGCATTCTTATTGTTTCGCAACCACTCAGCAGACCGTGGAGTGACCCGGTCAATCAAGTCATCAACCGTCAATTCACTGCGCGGCACTGGTTGAACCGGCTGGCGAGGCTGGTTCTTCATTTCTTCCAAGCCACGCTCAAGCTGCTTGAGATTAGTGGTGTTTGCCACCATCGCAGCTTGCACATCGGCAGCCTTGTCAAAGTCGCCAATAGCCATGGCATCGCGCAACTGAGCCTTCAGCATTTCTTGGTCACGACTGACTGTCTCAATCGCCGTGGCAACAAGGTGCATGTTGGTCTCAGTTACCTCGCCAGCGGCCATCTGGGCACGCCGTTCGGCTTCTTCACGCGCCTGACGCTCACGATCCAGCTTTTTCTGGAGCGTTTTCAAAGCCTCTTCAGGGTCTCTTTCATCCTTTTTCTGAGGCTCTAATTCGGCTTTTGCTTCAACTACAGGCGCTTCTTCAATGTTGTCATCAATGACTTCAATTGTGACATCATCTTCGATTTTTTTATCGACTTTTGGCGTATCACCAAGGTCGATTTCCATTTGCTCTTCTTTGTTATCCATGAGTTTACTCCTCACCACACACGATCAGGGTTGTCGATGCGACCCCTCACGTTCACATCGTCAATCATGCGGCAAAGCTGACCATTTACAGTCACGCTCCAACCGTCTGATGGACGAAATACAATCCAATCACCTTCGTTGATGTCCACGCCAGCAAACCATTCGCCGGTGGTATCATTGAATGCTGACGGACCTTTCTTCAACACCAAGCCAACCTTGGATTGATAGCGATCTTCGTCAGTGGTTTTGTCAGTCAAATAGATGCCTGACTTAGTCTTTTGAGGCCGGATGTAGACAGCAACCAGAAGCTGGTTGTTAAACACCTCAACTGTATTCAAATCACCGGCCTGCTTTCGCAATTCGTCTGCCGGATCGGCCTCATGGTCCATAAGCATGTGCGGCATGTTTTTCCCCTTTTACTCCTTGCCGTTGATAACGGCTTCCGCTTCCTCACAAAGCTCTATCGCTTTGCGAAGACCATTGATGACTCCGATATGGTATCGGTAGTCAGCAAAATCAGTGATGACTTGATAGGAATCTGTCACTTTACTTGTCATTCGCTGTATTTCTTCATTCAGAAGCTTATTCAATTCATGCCTATAGTAGGCTTGATAAGTCGTAGCCATACCGTTCCCCTCAACGGTCCCCCGTAGTGAATGGGCGGAGGTAAAGGGGGGTTCACCCCCGCCCTAATTCGCAGATTGCCTAGGACCCCCGCGAATTATCCTTTCCGTGCTTGAATTTCGGTCTTTTCCAAACGGCCAAGACCAGAACCCGCGCCAGCGTCCATGTCCTTGTACGAACGATAGGTCTTGCTGCCAGCCCGACGACCCATGCGAGCCTTCGCAATGTCCGTCTTCTGGAGGCGACCTTCGCCCGATCCTGCACCCGCCTGCATGTCCTTAAAGGACGATGCAACCTTAGTAAGGCGACCACCGTCCTTGCGAGGCGTTGGCATCGGACCAGCGCCACCGGCTGCCGGCATCGGCATCGGAATTGGCATTGGCATCGGGGCTGCACCAGGTGCGCCACCAGCAGCAGGAACCGGAACCGGAACACCACCGGGTGCGCCACCAAGGCCGGGAGGAGGCGTAGGACCGCCCATGCCCGGTGCCATCATATCTTCTGCGCTAGCAGGCTTGCCCGCTGCGATGATGATGTTGATGTTGGTTTTGCCTTTACCTTTGGTCTTACCACCCGTTGCACGGGCTTCACGACCGCCGGGGACAACGCCGGGGATTTTGCCAGGATAACCGGGGCCAGAGAAGACACCGCCGCCCTCCTTACGGGCTGCGCGGCCACCCTTCTTCATGTTGCCGCCAATGCCTTCCATGATCTTGTCCTTGAGCTTTTTGGCTTCATCAGATGCAAGATCACCAACAACGCGGTCAGCAAGAGTGCGGAGGAAACCGCCTTCTTTCTTAGCCTTGCGGGCTTCCGGCTTTACCATCTTCTTGATGAGAGCAATATCCATCTTCTCATCAGGATGCTTGGCCTCGCCGCCCTTCTTCATACGAGCCATCGGAATGGCCGCGCCAGCAGGTGACAGCTTACCAGCACCAACGCGAGTGAAGCCCGAACCATACAGGCCACCCGGCACACCAGCGCGAGCGCCAGCCTTCTTCATCATTTCGGCAGCGCCAGAGACGCCCTTGCCGTACATTTCAAGATCGCCGCCGCCTGCCTTTTTGGCGCGGCCACCTGATTTGCGAGCCTTCATAAATTCAGAAGCTTCAGCGCCAGACATGCCCTTTTCGGGTTCACGCTGGGGGCGCTGCGGGATCGGAGGAGCCTTCTTCTCTTCAGTGGCAGGCATAGAAGTAGGACCAACAACGTCTTTGCCGTCCT